CTTTCTGCAACAGCAGCAAGGTTTGTTGGTGCAGCTTGAAATTTTACAATATTTTCTTGATAGTTTACAACTGGATTACTTACTGTAATTCTAGTTCCGCTATCAACAGAAACAATAAAGGTATCAGATGGAAGACCAAATGCCAATACTTTCATATTGGCTCTTAAATCTTTGGTTAAAGTAGTTGATCCCGTATCTTTATCGTAGAAAGTTAATTGTGTTCCATTTGTTGGACCAGGAACAGTTCTTAGTTCTAGGTTTTCAATTTTACCACCAGAACCGATAGGCGCATCGTCTTCTTGATCAATCGGTGCTGGCGCAGAAGGAATACCACCAACAGTACCAATCATAATTGGTTGTTGGTTATCGCCATCAGCAAAGATAATAATTACGGAAGTACCTTCAACTGGACCAATCGGAGAAGATCCAATACCATTCATTGCAGCAGATGTAACTGACTGCATTGGATGTGCCCATGGCAAATCTGCAGTAGGAAGCTGTGATTTATCGTGAGTGTGCAATCCAACTACTCGGACTTGACAACGACCAAGTTTTAATGGATCACTTCTGTTTTCTACGACACCATAGTAAAAATTCATTATTTGTTCCTATTCATATCCATCTGAGATGATTCTTTAATTAGTTCCATATGGCATTCGTGTTTTGCTTTGTCAATGTGATGATTGATAGCTGCAATAATGTAATAACCAGAAAACATTTTGTCTGTGGTATCTCTATCATTTTTAGACAATGGTTCTATTTTATTTAACACCACACCAACTTTTTGCCCAACAGTGTAATCAGTTCTTCCTGGAACTGTAATGCTAATTTTATTGGCTTCTGCCATCTTCATTAAAGATGCTCGTTCTTGAAAAGTCTTTGAGTTAGTGACATCTCCAAACCCATTAAAATTACCGTAATCTTTAGGATAATTAATAAGAGTGGAGTTTGATCTAAAGATTGCTTTATTAGAGTCCACTGGATACTTGTTTAGATGTTTTTGCTGATCAAATCTTTGAAACATATTATAATTTTTAACTGAATATGTTTTCTTTGTAACATCATACATAATCTGTTTTGACGATAACATACCATTGCGGATTCTATCCATGTAATCAAACGCAACAGGAATGCTAATGTCTGAAATTCTTTTATAATCTTCGTTCACATTTCGGATGTCACCACCACCTGGTAATTTATCACGAGTGTATTTGTCGTATGTAAACTCTTGATACATCTTATTCTGATATAAAGTTTCTAAACTAATAAAATAGAACCCATCTCTGTTCTCAAAGAAAACATAGTTAGGAGTTTTGTTCATGTTCACTGCGGTCTCGCAGAGATACATGATATTCTTAATTGGTGACCAGTAGTTTGAAATGTATTTTACATTGGAAAGAGTTGGTTCTATATGAACTTTCTTTTCACTTTCTAAACCGATAATTTTATCTTTAATAAATGGGGTAACTAACTCAGAAACTTTATTACCAAAAACTCGACTAATTTTTTTATTAAGATCTGCCACTGCTTCAGTAGATATAAAATGTAGTTGATAGATTACGGCACGATCACCGAGCAGTTCTCTATCAGTTAATTTGTAAATATAATATTTACCTTTGATAGCACTATCTTTTAATGCAGGTGTGGTGATATCTAATTCAAGATACTCTTCACCAACAAATGGGAATAGATTAATAAGATCTAAAGATTCTTTGACAATAATACTACCAGTTATAAATGGCGAGAAAATGTCTTCATAAAATTGAATAGTTAAAACTTGAGCTGTGATGTCTTGGAAAAACCCCTTTGGAGTAATTACCTGAACCTTATTAATGCTGACATCGCCAGCAAACCTCAATTGTTGACTAGATTTCATTACAATAATTCTTTATATTGTGTCAGTATAGTTGATATAACCTGTGGGGAAATTACTTTAATTCTTCGTTTTGATTCATTGAGTGTTCTCTCGAAATCATCATTTGTTACTGATACAGCACCAGTGGCAGTAGAGTTTACAACAAACCCTGCAGCGTTTACATAGTGGCGAATTGCATATCTCTGAGCACCATAAGTTGCTACGATATGTTTTACCAGTGCTTGTTCAGAAAGAGGGAAGTCCGAAATATAATCGTGCTTCTGATTTGCCAACATAATAATCCAATGATATTCTGGATCACCATATATCTTTTCAGCAACAATTTCTGGAGTTTCACCATCAACAATATCATACTCATCGAACAGAGTTACATTCTCTAGTACTTCTTTACGGAAACGAACATTTCTAGTGATATCTGTTACAACTGTAGTCTTAGTTGTGTTTCCATATTTGAAGTCGTATAAAAACTTTGGAAATTCTTGAAAGTACATTATAGACCATCCTTGACTTTGTCTTTGGTAAGAAGAGCAAGTTCTTTAAAGTTCATCGTCACATTAATCTGCGTTGGCATACCATTATCAAATGTAGTGAATGCACCATTGGGTGTATAGTTTACATTCATCTCAGTTAATACGCATGAAGTATGACGATGAAGATTCATATTCTCTGAACCATTTTGATAATAGAAAATATCAAATTCAGAAGGATAAATGTAGATAAAGTTATTGTTATCTTTAAACTCTGGATGCATATGGTATTTAAACTCATAGATGATGTTTAAAACATTCTGTGCCTCTTTTGCATCACGAGGAAAGAATTGATAATCGAAAGTGAAAGATCTAAAATCTACACCCTTAAAGATTTGTTCTTTCTTAGGGTTTGCTGCAAGACCAGTAGCTGCAGACATACCTGCTGCATTTGGACCTTTTGATAATGCAATATTAGTAATAATGGCTTTCGCAGGTTCAGAAAGATTTTTAGCATCTTTATTTTTAACTGCAGACATTAATTCTGTTGCAGCAGTGGTTGCCATCGCAAGAGCACCAGTATCATCTTCGCTCCACTGCATACCATATCTAATAGACAATTGATTTGGTACATGCATGGCAATAGCAGTTTTTAATCTTCTTTGGGCACGAGTAGCAGATGCAGCCATCAAAGCAGTAGCACCAGCACCAACTGTGGCTAATCCAGCTGCAGTGGCAGAAGCACCTCCACCAACACCAAGTGCTTTACCTAACACCGCACCACCAACATTAAGGGCTGCAGCACCAGCGAATAGTTTGTCTTTAGTTAAATTCTGAGCAATAAGATCTCCACGATCTCTTGGTGTAATATCATTCACAAAATCTTGTTCAGAAAGAGACTGTGCTAGTTTAGAATCAACTGCCACATTAATATAAAATATAACATAGTTTCCACCATAACTTTTAGTATCATCTAACAAATCATCTGGATATGAATGGCTTGATACATTATACTTTTTATCAGATTCACCGCTAAATGATGTTATAGTGGCACCTCTGGTACTGCCCATATTGGGTTGGACAGCCCATTTATCCACTGTTCTATTGACAGCTTGTTTAGCTGAGTTCCATGACTCTTCCGCAGATTTAAAAATTCCCATTTCGTGCCTTTAACCTAAATATGGTTGTTATTATCCTAATTAGTTATTTATGTTCCACAAGAGAAAGTTTATTCCTATATTCCCAGAAAAATATACAGGGGATCCCACAAACATTATTATGAGATCTAGCTGGGAGACACGATTCGCTTCTTGGTGCGATAAGAATCCTAGTGTATTGAAGTGGAGTTCTGAGGAAACGATTATACCCTATAAATGTCCAACGGATAATCGTATTCATCGTTATTTTGTGGATTTTAAGATTACCGTAACTACAGGTAGAACCTATCTGGTCGAAGTTAAACCAAAAACACAAACCCAACCACCTATTTATCCTGGAAAGAGAACCCAAAGATACTTACAAGAGTCTTTAGCGTTTATAAAGAACCAAGCAAAGTGGCAAGCTGCAAATGAGTTTGCCAAGGATAGGGGATGGGAGTTTAAAATTATAACCGAGCACGAGTTGGGTCTAGCACCTAAATAAGAGTATGGCTAAAAAATCAACAATGCTCGATGTATTCGAACGAAACAAATATGACTTGGCGACCAGCGTCCGAAAGTCTAAGGGATGGTTCGAACAACAAGTCACTCTGCTGACTAAGCAAAACTTAACTCCAGGAAAAATACTAAGTGGTAGTCCTGATGATTTAGTGACTAGAATTATGCCTGGACGACTATACATGTATGGCTACGATCCTAAAGGTAAGAAAGATCTACCTTACTATGATAGGTTTCCTCTAGTGTTTCCTTTTAGCAAAACTCCAGATGGGTTCATGGGGTTGAATATGCATTATCTTCCATACCATCTAAGGATTAGACTCCTAGATGCTTTGTTGGTATTTAAATCTAATAATCGTATGGACGAAACAACAAGACTAAAGTATTCATGGCAGATTATAGATGGTGTATCAAGATTTGCTGCAGCACAACCATGTGTTAAACAATACTTAACTGGTCATGTAAGAACACAATTTAGACAAATCGATGCTGATGATTGGGCAACTGCTATGTTACTTCCAGTTGAAAGATTTGTCGGAGCATCTAAACAAGAAATCTGGTCGGATTCGATCAAGAAAATGAGAAGGG